TATAATAGATGAGTGATTTGGAAGCACGTTTAGCAGCATTGAATGCGGCGGCAGAAGAAGCATCACCTTCTGAACCGAAGAAGTCTCCTAAAAAGTCGCCGAAGTCTCCGAAGAAGTCGCCGAAGTCTCCGAAGAAGTCGCCGAAGTCTCCGAAAAAGTCGCCGAAGTCTCCGAAAAAGTCGCCGAAGAAGTCAACAACATCATTCGAAGATTTGGAGGCGCGCTTCGCAGAATTACAGGCAGAATTACAAGCAGAAGAACCGAAAACGCCCCCTAAAAATTCTCCTAGGAATTCTCCAAAGAAATCGGTGAAATCATCAAAAGCAGAACCTGCACCCGAACCTTCTCCTGAATTCCAAAAAATAGATCTTCCTCATGGATGGGAAGAAATGAAATCGAGATCTACCGGAAGGACATTTTATTCACACGCAAAATCAGGGGAGACTACTTGGACCAAACCCACAGAAGAGAAAGAGCCATTACATGATTACAAAGCACTTGTTCTTAATGACAAGATATTCCCCTGTTCCCCAAATATTTTGAAAGGATCTGCGAAAGTTGAGTTCAAAAAAACAGAGTCAGCAAGGAACAAAGAAATATCTGTTAAAATAAAAGCTTGCTCCAGATGTCCTACATTGGAAAACTTGGGCTTGCGAGCCACGGGTGAGGTGGTGGGCTTCGAATTTTTTCCACGACAAGTAGGTTATGGAGATATACCAGGTGAAGTTCTGTTTGTTCCAAAAGATTGTATTTTTTACAAAGGGATACAGAAACCATTATTGCAAAAGAAAATGAAACGGACAAAAGATATCCTTGATAAATTATCACAGAAAATGATTAAGGAACTTCCTGGTTGGTATGCTAGTAAATCTGTAGCGAAAGAATATGCGGAATATGGAGTTGTCTGTTTTAAGATTAACAGACCAATTATCCTTATGAATATTTTAGACATTCGGAATGTAAATTATCTGCATCAATTAATAAAACGTAATAAAATTGCCAGCGGAACCGAATATAATTTACAAATGGCCACTAAAAGTAAAAAAAAAATGAAAATCTCAGAAATAAAGGGATTGGATGAAAATGGAAAAATCAGAAATTTAAATCCAACGGAAGTCATCCATTGCGGAAAACATATAGGAAATTGTGAAAAATGCATTCACAGACTTTCAGGAGATTACGATATTGTATTTCCCGAGCTTATGGAATATACACCCACCTATTGCGATGGTTATTTTGGCGATACCACAATTACATCACCAGATAGATTATTTTATCATGAAGCATATTTCAAAGATGCTACTGTAAACAATGTTTTACAATTTGTAAGTCCAGCCGACATCAACAACACCCTTCACAGAAAGAAACCCACCAAGAAACCAAAGAAATCAAAGAAACCAAAGAAATCAAAGAAACCAAAGAAATCAAAGAAACCAAAGAAGAAATAAATAAAATTTTTATTTAAAGAATATTTTAAGTGAATCGTTCATAAATGAGCGATTTAAACGAATCCAATGTCATGACAGAAAATACAGAAAATGATAACAATGATGATTCCAAATATATCATCAATGTAAAGACAGTCCAATCGGGGGCGTTTCGTGTCCTTGTTGAGTCACTAAAGGAAATTTTGACAGATACAAACATCACATTTGATGAGGAAGGAATTAAGTTGATCGCAACGGACAATTCGCATATTGTTTTGATTCATATGAGATTGTCGGCACCGAAATTTGAACATTATTATTGCGATAAAAAGACTGTGATTGGTGTCAATATGATGAACATGTTCAAGCTAATCAAGACAATGGGAAACAATGATACTTTGACTTTGTTCATTGAGAAAGATAATCCTAATAAATTGGGTATTCGGATCAATAATGTGGATAAGAAATCTCAAACGACATTCAAGTTGAATCTATTAGATATTTCTGATGAGGAGATTGTTATTCCGCCTGCGAAGTTTGAGACAGAATTAACACTTCCATCCTCTGATTTTCAAAAGATTGTCCGTGATATGACAAATATTGGTGAAAATATTGATATCAAGAGTGTTGGTTCTACTCTCATGCTGAGTTGTGAGGGTGATTTCGCGAATCAGGAAACAGTGATGTGTGAAACTCAAAATGGATTATCTTTTTCAAAGTCCTCTGGCCTAGACAAACCGATTCAGGGTATTTTCTCACTGAAATATTTGTTGTTGTTCACCAAATGTACGAATTTATGTAATTTAATTCATATGTATATCAAGAATGATTATCCATTGGTGATTCGGTATGATGTGGCGAATCTGGGACATATCAAGTTGTGTTTATCACCAAATACGGAAACAAATTAAAAAGATAACAATACTATACAAAGTATGAATCCTACTAAATATCAATATACAACGCCACATGAACCGGTTCAACCGAATGAACCTATTCATCCTCATGATCCAGATGATCCGTATGATCCGTATGATCCAAATGATCCTAATAATAATATGTATGTAGATGATGGAACCGAACATATATTCGGATACATGATGATATCTGCGATTCTGTTATGGTGTTTTGCGATAACACTTAATTTCACGAAATCTATTTGTAAAGATTGTATTCGTGATCATCGCATTCATAAAAAGATGAGAGTAAGAACAATTAAATCAGAAAATGTGAAAAGATTATTGAATCAATGTTCTATTTGCTTGGAGGATTTTGATATGGGAGATCAATTTATCCTATTGAAATGTAAGCATGGATATCACGAACATTGTATTCGACAATGGTTTAGTGAAAGAAATACAACGTGTCCTTTATGTCGTGAAAATATTTTGTAGCATTAAGTATAAAATGGTTCTAAGAGGAGGTCATAGACACGGGAGTCACAGTCACAGACATCATAAAAAGAAGAAACACAAGCGTAAGCAACGTTCAAGTTTGAGTAAGAGAGTGCAGAGCACGTGGAGAAGTCTAAAGAGAAAGACACAGAAACGACGCAGAAGAACTAGACGTGCTTCAAAACGATTGAGAGGCGGGTGAGGCGGTGGTGGGGCTTATGGGGGGGCCCCTCTTAGAAGAGGAGGCGCTTACCAGGTAGGTGGTAGGTCGTGAGCCACCGGAGGCAATCTTTAGAAAGTTTTGAATGATAAAATCCGTGACATTGTATTCTTCCATTTTAAAGAATACAATTGAGATAATTATCATCAATAAATTTGATTTAAACGTTAATGATCTATAAACAAACATAAATAAAGAATGAAGCTTTTGATGAAACCTCTGAATGACAATGTGAAGGCATTTTATCATGATGATGCGACTTACACTGCGTTTCGCAGGCGTGAAAACAGAGGAGATGCCGGACTAGATCTGTATTGCCCCGAAGAGATTACAATTGATCCAAAGGATACAAAGCGCATTGATTTTCAGATTCAATGTGAGGGAATTTCTGATTCAGACAGTTACAAGAATGTCTGTTACTATTTGCATTGTCGTTCATCTATTTCAAAGACACCGTTGAGACTTGCGAATTCCGTGGGAATTATTGACGCTGGATACAGAGGCAATCTAATGGCGGCGGTAGACAATACAGGTGATGCTCCTTATACGATTGAGGCAGGTCAGCGATTGTTTCAGATTACGGGACGTTATCTGGAACCAATTGATCTTACACTGGTTGAAGAACTATCTGATTCGGAAAGAGGTGCTGGAGGATTCGGAAGTACGGGCTAAAATTTTATATTTCAAATATCATATATAAATGAATTATATCGCTGCTGTATTTTTGTTGATTCTAGCTGTTTGTGGAAATTTTGTAGCAGAAACATTGGGATGTCAGATGCAAAGATTATTGACTAACAACATGTATGCAAAACATTTAATAATTATAGCCTTAGTATATTTCACGATTAATTTTACAGGGACTAAAGATACAAATCCGAATGAGCATTTAAAACAGACAATGATTATATACGCTTTATTTATCATATACTCAAAAACTAATATATACTTTAGTAGTATTGGATTTTTGTTGCTGATATCTAATTACGTATTGCAAACATACATAACATATTATGAAACTATCAAGGATACCGAACACTTAGAAAACTTGAATAAATATCAAAATATAACGATGTATGCTTTCATTATTATAACATTAATGGGATTCACGCAGTACGCTATCTATCAATATTCAGAAAGACATGGAAATTTTAATCCCATTACCTTCCTATTTGGCAAAATAAAATGTGATAATAATTAATATGAAACTTGATATGAAACTTAATGATTTTTTTATCCTTCTCTTACTTGTGCTTATTTTATGCTCTACGAGTAAGATGAAAGAAGCATATGAAAATGTATATCAAAAAAATGATACACGTGCGCTTGAACCAGATGATACTCAATTTTATGCGTGCAATAATTCGAAGTTCAAAGATTTTGGAAATAGTGATTATCATTTACGAAAAAACGCTGTTAGAGAACCGTTGAAAGGAACATTTTCAGCGTTCTTGGATGTGAATAAAATAAGAACGTATGATCATTTTTATCATGCGCCGATATGCGAAGATACGTATCCTTTTGATACCGATTTTACATCACAATTTCGTTTGATTCCTGGCGCTTTCCCGGAAGAAAATGTTCCGTCCATTTTAGCCGCAGAGAAAGAAAAAGATGCTCACGATTTACACAATCCATTTTATTTTCACGGTCATCCGGAACATATCCAAAACAAAATTTTATACAAGGATTCAATACAAGATATGTTTTTAAAGGTGAAAGGTGAATTAAAATCTCGCAATGAAGATGATTCTCATCTAGAGGGAATTGATTCTGGATACTAATATTTATACTCACCCAGAATACGACATTCTTCGGGGACATACTTCATGATACATTGGAAACATAGATTGTAATTTCCTTTCTTTTCATCTTCAAGTGTATAGATAGGTTTCTTGCTATGCCAGCTAAAACAACCATCTACGTCACCATGTAATTGACAAATTTTCAGAACGACATGCGAACTCATACAACAATCATAATCATCACACAATTTAAATTTTCCCTTCATCGGCAAACAGTTCACATCCTGCTTCGGCTCATACAAATGAAAGATCCCACACCGATAGGAATGATCTCCCTCTGTAATTTCGATAGTTGATGGTGTATTCCATTCTCGAGTCGTTCCACCGTTCAAAATGCGTCCATGAGTGTCTCTTTCATAAACGGTTTCAACGAGCCGAGTAAACGCCTTATTTCGTAAAAGCACGCGACTTTCATCCCTCTTACGAGTATACATCGAGATATATTTGTCTCCTTCAACTTCATTTAGTTCTGACATTTCATATTTAATGTCAGCATTATATACACCACCATTTTTCATTAGTATCTTCCCTCTGAGAGGAATTCCAAGACATTCAATTGCCAAGAGTTCTTCGGAAGAAGGATAACAACCAGTTTCCTCGTATCCATAAAGAACACCTGATTCAGTTGCCCATCCGCCAGGCATTAGTGTGCAATTTCCATCCCCTGTATATTCGCGACCCTCTCCGGCAAGTTTCATGAGATTATCATAGTTGGGGAAGAAGTGCTTATTCTTATCATTGACGATTTGTATACCACCGATAACTTTTTCAAAACACTTCTTATCGGCACGAGGGGCTCTCAAAGAAGGTTCAGGAGATCCCTGTTCAGGGATTGGTGATTTGAGACACGGCTCTTCAGAATCAATGCGCGGAGAAACCGGTTCCAATGTGAGAGGTCTGGCTGACTCCATTCTTGATAATTTACTGATGATTTATCTAATATGCAATCAAATTTTAACGACTGTGAATAAGATTATGAAT